AAATAGGTATTAGGTAAAACTTTTTAACTATTTTTTCCCCCATTTCTCGACACGGGCCTGATGTATACAACGTGGTACACCAACAGGGATGCAAGGTGGTACACCAACAGGGATGCAAGGTGTTCATAAAATGTTTACAAAATAAGCCGGTCAAAACTGTTGTCAACGGCCTTGAGTGAGAGTATAATAAAACCATGAAACACAACAGCGTTTCAAATACCGAACACCCACCCAATACTACAAAAGGAGATAAGACCTCATGAAATGTTCTATCAAGTACGTTCTGCTCACCGCTGTTAAGGCTAAGAAGGTGTTTGACCTTCTTTTCATCGAAGCGCACAACGTTCGCGCCTGTACTGAGTGCGCCAAGCTGGACGGTTTCAAAGTCGTAGCCAGCAAGGCCGGGACGAAAGTCTTCGAGATGGACGCTCTCGATGTGACCTATCCGAACATCCTTTATGGGATGTGCGCCGCCGTTCCTGCCGACTTCGTATGGAACGACCTGAACAGCCGGCTCGAAGAGACGGGCGAGAAACCGGACGACGAAGAGCCGGACGCCGCCCAGAAAGAAGAGGTAAGCAATGTCTGATACTTGCACAGCCGGGTGCTGTGTCCCGGCAAACGTGTCCTATGTTCTGTTCTATGAGGACGCGGCCCAGAACATCTACGGGCTGGTGTACGACAAGAGCGAAAACCTTTCGAATATCGTGTCTGGTGTGGGCCGCTTTGACCCCGTTCCCATCACGGCGTTCGAAGAGGGTGCAAGACACGGCTTTCCGTATAGTCCCGCGTGGAATCCCTGTTGTCACGAAAACAAAACCATGACCCAGATGGAAGCAGAGCTGAAAGCTCAGAACCATCTTATCGCCACCGTGTACAACGACCACCTCAAGCCCTCTGCGCTGTACCCGGCGAACGCCGACCCCGTGGGGAAGCAGTTCCTCAGCCGGTGGATTTTCGGGTAAGGGGGTGCAAGACCATGCAGGACATCAATAACAAACTGGCTGACATTGTGAAAGCGTTGGGCGGTGTGCTTGACAAGCTGGACACACTGGCAGAGCAGAACGCCCAAATTATCGGTCTGCTGACCGATATTAAGACCAACACCACCAAGTAATAAAGGAGACTACATGATGGCTACTTTTAACAAGAATCGTTCGACCGTTGCCGCTCCTGAGTATGACGACCGTCCCAAGCTGAACATCAAGGGGGCGACCGTCAGCGGCTGTCGTTTCCTCAGTGACAAGGTGATTGCATTCACCCTTAACCTTCCCGGCCTTGCCCTGTACAACATGAAGGTCATTGACGGCAAGAACGGCGCGTTCGTCAATCCCCCTCAGAACAAGAGCCACAAGAGTGACCGTTGGGTGGACGCCGTCGGGGTGTGGCTGGACAGTGCCGATGAGGACAGAATCGCACAGGCCGTTATCAACCACGCAACGCAGGCAGGCGACCCGGTGGACTGGAAAACCCGGCATGAGGTGTGACAATGGGAAAGCGTAACAGAGAAGTTGCGCTCGACCTCTATACAAACGACGGCTGGGTGAATATCCCAGCCGTTTCTTCATTAGGGGCTTGGTGTAACATTATAATAGGTAAACGACAGGTGGGCAAAACCTACGGCACACTGTTGTATGAGCTGACGAACGACAAGCCATTTCTGTATCTGCGCCGCACCACCACAGAGTTTGACGCAATCACATCTGACCCACAATTAAACCCCTTCTTACCCCTCAAGAATGAGGGGTTTGATGTGGACATTGTGAAGAGCGGCAAAGTAACCTACACCATCGGACAGTATGAGTATGAGGACGGAAAACCCAAAGACTGTATCAAGAAATACGGCATAGGGATGACCCTTCCCAGCATTGCAAACATCCGTGGTTTCAATGGCTCTGCCTTTCATGATGTCGTGTATGATGAGTTCATCCCGGAGAAAATCGTTGTGAAACGCAAGGCAGAGGGCGACGCCCTTTTGAATGCCTATGTCACTATTAACGGCAACAGAGAACTTGAGGGCAAACCCCCGCTGAGAATGTGGCTACTTGCAAACGCTTTTGACATTACGTCACCTGTGCTGGTTGAACTGGGTGTTGTGGATGAGATTGCAAAGATGGCAAGGACGGGGAAGGAGTGGACGCTTACAGATAGCGGCGTTTTCCTCTGTATGCCGAAGTCTCAGCGCGTCAGTGAGAAACGCGCTCAAACCGCGTTCATGAAACACATGATGAAAAACAAGGATTCAAAGTTCTATCAAGTGGCAATGGAAAATAAGTTCAGCTATAACAATCTTGAAGCAGTCCATCCGATGAGTTTGCGCGGCATGAAACCAGAGTTCAAAGTAGGGGATTTGTATTGCTACAAATACGATGATGCACACTATTACCTTTGCAGTTCCCCGCACCAGTCACATGAAATATACCCCGACACACAGGCCGGGCGCAACACGTTCAGGCTGGCTCATCCATACTTCGGTTTGATGTTTGTTTTGGGTCAAGTTTGGTGTGCCGACGTTCCGGCCCTTATCAAAATAAGAGAATATCTTGACATGAAGGAAGAGTGAGTGCTATTATAAAGGTGCGGGGGACTCCAAAAGATAAGCGCCCCGGAAGGGCGTGGAGTTGCATTCTTATCTTGCATACCCCCGTTATCATAGAAAGGAGCGAAGCAAATGCTTTCGTACTCATATAGGACAGACGCAAACACGTTTGTTTCCCCTCACTTCAAAGTGAAGGAGTTTCACAGCAGGAAAGACCCCTGTGATACTGTCATCATCGACCCCCGTTTGGTTGACCTCTTGGAAAACATTCGACGCCTGACCGGCAAGCCGGTACACATTAACAGCGGATACCGTTCTAAGGAGTACAATCGAACTATCAAGAACGCCTCTCCGAAGTCTCAGCATTGCGAAGGTAAGGCGGCTGACATCAGAATAGAAGGTATCAGCCCGGAGAAAGTGGCCCAGTATGCAGAATGCTTCTTGGGGGCGTCTGGGGGTATCGGAATCTATCATACATTCACTCATGTGGATGTCAGAAACGGCAAGAGCCGTTGGAAAGGAGCTTATTAAATGAAACTCGATGATGTTCTTATGCTGGCTCGTGCGGGCTACTCCAAAGCTGACATTGCCGCCCTGCTGGGCAGTAACACCGCACCCGCCCCCACTACTCCCAAGGCCGCGCCGCTGACGGGTGCGCCCCCCTTGCCCGGTGACGTTGCAACAAATGTTACTGCTTTGGCAAGTTCGTCTGCCGCCCCGTCTGCACCGGACTGGGGCGCTATGGCCCAGAGCATCGCCGCACTCACTGCGCGGCTGGACACTTTGGCGACCCCCACGGCGGGGAGTCTGAGCGACAATACCGCTGACGCCGTGTCGGTCGATGACATCATCAGGGCGGCTATTACGCCCGCAACACCGGACGCCGCGCCGGACTTCTCGAAGGGGGTGTAAATCGTGGCAAAATCGAAGAACAATATGCCCACCCTTGCAAAGGCTGACGTGTTCCGTCCGAAGGATGTCTACACCATCGTCAATGCCGTCTTGCAGGACGTCACGGGCCAGCGGACTATCACCGCCGTGGACACTTCTTCCTTTATTAACGTTGGTCAGATGTGTCTTTCTACCAGCAAAGAGGGGACGTTGCAGGCCCTTTCCAACATGGTGGCCCGCACCGTCATCGACAGCCGCGCGTATACGGGCCGCTTCACTTCTATTGAAGTGAGTCGGCAGGACTGGGGGCTGTTCATGCGGAAAATCGCCTTCTTCGCAGGCGAGTTCGAACAGACCGACTTTATCAACACCCAGCAGAACCCTGACACTCTGGTGGACGGTAACAGCCTTGATATGTACAAAATCAAGAAGCGTTACCCGCTGGAACTGTGGTACGGCGACCAGAAGACTTTGAACCAGACGTACACCCGGTTCCTTGACCAGCTCAACACGGCATTTCAGTCTGAGTCGGAGTTCTCCGCTTTCATGCAAGGTATGGCCGTCGAGATTCAGAACGACGTTGCCCGCTGGAAAGAGATGGAAAACCGCCTGTGTGTCATGAACTATATGGGCGCTATCTACAACACCGGCAAGCCGGGCAGTAAGGTTAACCTTACTAAGGCTTTCAATGTGGCCCGGAATACCGCCTACACGACCCACGAACTTCTTACCACCCATTTGCAGGAGTTCCTTTCCTTCTTTGTGAGTCGTCTGGAAACGGATACTGCGCTTCTGGAAGAGTCCACTGAGCTGTTCCACCTGACGCCCCGTTGCACCGATGACAATGGGAACACTTTGCATCTGTTCCGGCACACTCCCAAGAGTGAACAGAAACTTCTTTTGTACCAGCCGCTCATTAACGATGCAAAGGCGTGGGTTTATCCCGCTATCTTCGGCCCGGGCTATCTGTCCTTCGGTAACTATGAGGGCGTCACTTTCTGGCAGAACATCAACAATCGTTCCGCTATCAACATTATCCCCGCTCAGTTCAACGTGACCACCGCAGAGGCAGAGCAGGGCAAGCCCGTCCAGCTCGACTATGTGGTGGGCCTGCTGTACGACAAGCGTGCTATGGCGACGACCTACTACAAAGATAACGTGTGGACGTCTCCCTTTAACATCCGTGGCGAGTACTGGAACATCGAGCACCACTGGAAGATGAACTACACTCTCGACCCCACGGAAAACGCTATCCTTTATTATATGGCTGATTCTGTTACGCCCGGCCCGTAACCGTTGCACGCCCCGCCCCTATGGGGCGGGGCTTATTTTATAGAAAGAGGTGATAGAATGGCAGGCACATTCAATGGAGCTGTCCCCGAACCCAGTGTAGAGCATGGTTATCATTTCCATTTCGGGAACGTCGAAAAGCGGCTCAATTCAACCAAGGCATTTGACTATGGAGTATTAAAGGATTTGGAGCGGTGCGACTTCAAGAAACCCACCAGCATGGAGCACCCTGTCATCTACTGCACAATCAACTCCATAAATATTTCGCCGCAATGGAACTACTGTCATTGTGAAGAAACCAAGTCGTTTTACTGGATAGACGATATTACCACCCTTCGGGCGAACATCTGGCAAATCAGTCTGTCCATTGACCCGCTTGCAACATACCGGGATACAATTCTGAAAACTAAGGCGTTTATCGAGTACGGTTTCAACAGTGACGCAAGCGGCGCACAATTCCGCTTACAGGACGCCCGGCAGAATGTCGCAAGAAAACCCACTGTTTCCAGCAGTGAGGTTGATACCTGTCCCGGCACAATTTCGGCGTCCGGTTGTTACGTTCTTTCAGCAGTTGGCAAAAACGGCTTACAGGCGTATGCTTTAAGTAGAACACAGCTTGCAACTCTGCTTAAGGTGTTGTCCACAACGTGGCTTGCAGAAACGGCGGCTATGGTCAAATGGGAAGTAGCTCTCCCCCAGTTCATGAACAACTTACTTTTCGGCGGCAACGCAACGGAAAATATACGCTCCTGCATCTGGATACCGGTAGACGATGGCTTGGTGGGAACAGGTGGCGGCTTAATTACGCTAGGGCAGTTTGATACAGGTATCACAGCCCCCGTTGTGAGTGCGAACAGTAACAAAGTTCACGTTGTCAATATTCCCATCCCGTGGCCTGCTGAGGACTGGAAACGGATGAACTGTCAGATTCAGTTGTACGTTCCTTTCATCGGCGTTGTGGGTATCCCGGTTGACCAGTGCAACGACGCGGCAAGCGTGACCGTGATAACGGCATTCTCTTTTATTGACGGCGGTGTTTCGGTCAAAATACAGGCCGGAGACTATACCGTATACACCGGTAGTACAAACATTTCTAGCCCCTATGGTATCGGGTCAAGCAACTATGACCCGGGGAAGGGACTGGGTGCGGCAGTAACGGCAGTTGGTGCGGCTATGACCTTCGGCGGGGGACTCTTCGCCGGTGCGGCTGTCGCCGGAATGTCTGCTTTGGGTGGAGCATTCACCGATGGAGCAGTAGGCGGCGCAGTCGGTCAAGCCGCGTCGCAGGCCATTCAGCCCATCACGCAGAGCGTGGGAAGCCTTACCGGTGCTTCTCAGGTGTATTTACCGCTGAAAGCAAAGCTTACTCTGCTTTATTATCCGCCGATTGATGACCCGGGTTATCAGGGGTTGTATGGGTATCCGGTCATGAGGGTAGCGACCCCCGTTGAAGGATATTGCAAAACCCGAGATTTTAGCTGTCATCCCGTGGGCGCAATGCCCGACGAAATTGCATATATCAACCGGTGTATGGACGCAGGCGTATTTATTGAATAAGAGGTGATTTATAAATGTATCAGTGTTATAACGGATTCTTTGACGGTGGTGTCCCATGTGGAACATTCATCAAAAGCTTTTCCACCGACGCCCTCAATTACTGGGAGCGTTCCTTCTTCCAGAGATGCCGTTCCATCATCGAGTTTAATGGCCTGCCAGAGGCCGCGCCCGGACAAATCGGATGGGACTATGATGCATTCATGTACCAGCTGTTCCGAATGGGGTACGCGGTAGTGTTCAACACAAAAAAATACGGCATGGTGGTTCAACCGGGGTATCCTTCTGGGTTTGGCTTGCAGTATCAGCCCCGCGCAATGACCATTTCAACCCAGTTCTTCCAGTTCAACCGCCCCCTTGAAATCGGTACGGAGTGCGGCGTTATCAAGCTCACCCCGGACTACCGTGGTATTTGGGACATCATAACCAAGTATGCCGTTGAAATGCAACATGCAGAGGTAGCTATTAGGCAGAGCGCCTTGAATGCCCGGTTTGCATATGGTGCATTTGCCAAAGACGACCGGCAGAAGAAAAGCCTTGAAATGATGTTCCAGCGGCTGGCAAACGGTGAGCCAGCTATTGTGATAAACGCAGATTTGAAACGCCCTCTGGACGGTAAGACCGGAGAGGGCGGGGCTTATGAACTGCCCATAATGCAAATTGACCGTGACTTATCGAAGAACTTTATCCTTCCCGAACTAATGGAGTTCAGAAGAACCATTCTTATGGACTTCTACCGGGAACTTGGCATCAAAGTCCAGCCCGACAAGAAGGAGCGGATGAACGTCAACGAAAGCGAAAGCGCGGACGCTGAGACATTCAACCGCCGGGAAGTGTGGAGAATTTGCCTTGAAAAGTCCCTTGATGAAGTGAACAAGATGTACGGCCTGGACATTACTTTCAAAATCAATGAACCGAAGCAGGACACAGAAGGGAGTGAAGACAATGCCCGTTTATTACGGAACACTGGTGAATGAGCTGGACAGTGGTGCAAACCTTGAGGCGCTGTTGATGTATGACCCTGACCTTTTTGCAAACATGGTGTTGCCCGTGGGGCTGGATAAAATGCAGGCGATTTCGACCATACGCCACATGCATGGACTCGCCCCGTTGTACCACCCTGACCCCTTTTATATGAAGGGTGAGCTTTACTGGTGGTCGAAACGGCTCTCTCCCATCTGGGCAAAACTGCACGCTACCACACAGCTTTCCTATAATCCCATTTGGAACACTGAGATGAGTGAGCGAAGCACCGATACAACGACCACCGACCGGGATACCAGCACCCAGAGCGACGCCCACAGCCACGGCGGGGCAACAGATACCGCAACGGCCACCGGCACAAAAGGCGGGTGGAACACTGAGGACGGGGCTTATCATGAAGATACTGCCGCCGACGGCTGGAAAACCGACGACGCCACCCAGCACAGCAAAACCTTGCATGACGGGTGGAACAAGGAAGATGGACACTATCACGACAATAACCTTTCGACGGCAGAGGGGGAGAAGACCCGGGACTTCATCGAAGATGTTAAAGGCACTCTCAATAGTCAGGTTGATACTACTTCTCATACTGGCGTAGTGGGGACACGGGACACGAAGCATGATGAAACCATGACGGACACAATCGACACGACCAAAAACACCGTCAGCGATACCGAAAACAAACTGTCTGCTGAAAACGAAGCAACATACCAGCCCGACAACGCCAGCCATACCGTCACCGATGAGAAAGGCCATTCGGACGAAACCAAGAAAACCAACTGGACAGAGCACGAAGACACGACCCAGAACACCGACTTCACGCAGGGTGTGGCCACTGACCAAGACACGGCCCAGAACACCGAAAACCATGCATTCGAAACTACCCGTGATTTGTCCACATCCGATACACACGGTGATACCCATTCGGCGGCGTCGGACGGCACAGTTGACGATACCCGCGCCGAAAGCATTTCGAAAGACCAACATGCTGACAAGGGAACTACCAAGGGCGGGAGCGTCAAGAAAAACCAGTATGACGACCGTACCCGGGACGAGTCCCTGAAAGACAACAAACACAATGAGCACGCCGTTTCCCTTGAGACGGGGAAAGAGAACACCACCGTTACCGTGACTCATGAATATAGTAAATCGGGCAACATCGGCGTCACGACTACCCAACAGATGATTGAGGCAGAAAGGGCCGTTGTTCTGTTCGATATTTACGCTAAAATCGCTGACGACTTCCACCGCGCTTTCTGCCTTGACTGTTATTGACGGGGGTGCTAGAATATGAATGAAGTGATAGCCGCCGTAATAACAGGAATCATCACCTTGACAGGTGTGCTCATTGCTAACAGTAAATCGCAGGCCGTCACTGATACCAAGCTGGACGAACTTACACGGGAAGTTAGGGAACACAATACCCTGATTTCGAGAGTTCCTATACTGGAAGAGCAACTTAAAGTTGCAAACCACAGAATAGAAGACCTTGAACGTGAAGTTCAGTATCTCAGAAAGGGGGTGAACACATGAATAAAATTAAGGTTGCTACTATGACCCGTACCGCCGTACTGATTTTGGCTCTTGCGAACCAGATTCTTTCTGCTACCGGACACAGCCCCATTCCCGTGGATGATGCACAGCTTGAACAGCTCATCTCCACCGGTATGACCGTGGGCGCGGCTATCTGGGCATGGTGGGAGAACAACAGTTTCACCAAAGAGGCTATTGCCGCCGACAACTATCTTGACAGCCTCATCGGCAGAAAGGAGAAGTAATGAACTGCAATATGTATCCCCCGTTCGCCACCCCGGGCGACCCTTTCCAATATGACCTTCGGTGGATGGTGGGCCAGATTCAGAGCTTGCAGGCGTTCGTTGAACAGCTCTCGAAAGGGCTGGACTCGAACAGCGGCAACATTGCCGCCCTGAATCAGGCTACGAAAGCCCTGACCGATGCACAGCACTGTATCAACGCCCGTCTCGACAGCGGGGACTTTGAAGACGGGCGGTTCATCGAGTGGGCAGACAAAAACCTTCCCGCAATGGTGAATGAAATGGTGCATTTCGTGTGGTTCGGGCTGACCGACTCCGGGCGCTTCTGCGCTTATGTCCCTGCTAACTGGAAGTGGCTCACCTTCGATACCGGTGCTGACATTACTGAACCGGAGTACGGCCACCTCATCATCAAGTATTACTAAGGAAGGAGCTTTATCAATATGGCACATGATAAGAATTGCCGTCCGTTTCCCATCGACCCCGCGCCCTACGCGCCCGGTGGCGAGTGCCACCCCTGCCATCCTGACCCCTGTTGTCCCCCGCGCCCGCCGCGTCCGACGCCGCCCCCGCCCCCGGGCTGTGGGCCGTCAATGTACGTCGGGGCGCGTTACGTCCCGAAATTCGCTGACCCCATCGAGTGGGACACTGAGCGGGGATACGAGTCCCTGACTATCGTCACCTATAAGGGTGAGTCCTACACTTCGAAGTGTCCTGTGCCGCCCGGCATTGACATCAAGAATGAGCGGTACTGGGCGCTGACCGGTGCATATAATGCACAGGTCGAAGAGTACAAAAATCAGGTGAAAGACCTTTCCGAACAGGTCACGGGGTTTGCATCTGACAACAAGGAGTTCCGGGATAAAATCACCCAGTATGACAAGGATAACGCAGAGATGAAGAACACTGTCGCGTCCACTGTCGCCCGGGTGGATGCTCTCGCAGAGCGCGTGGACAACGCCGATGCAGCTATCTCTGACCTTCAGGCCGGGCAGGCCCAGACGGTCAAGGACATTGCCGCACTCGAAGCGAAGGACGCTGACCTTCAGCGCCAAATCACTTCCAACGACACGGACATTTCTGCCATTCAGGCGAAGGACCGGGAGCAGGATGCAAGGCTTTCTGCCATCGAGACGGTCAACGATGCACAGGCCGCAACTATCACCCAAATCACACAGGACATCGCCCGCAACACCACGAACATTCAGGACAACGCCGCAAGCATCGCTGTCAACTCCAAGGAGCTGGCAAAGCACGCGGAACAGCTCAAAGACCACGCCGCACAGCTTTCCGTCCTTCATAAGGAAGTCACCGATAACCATACGGCTATCGAACGGCTCACTTCTGTTACCGACGGACTCCGGGCCGACCTCACCGAAGATGAGGCAAAAATTGCCCAGAACGCGGACGCTATTGCCCACATCCAGCAAAAGGACGTGGAGCAGGACGAACGGCTTGACGCTCTGGAAGGACGCGCCACGACTGCCGAAGGGCGTCTTGACGCTCTGGATACCAAGACCGACGCCACAAATACCGCCCTGACCGCTGAGACGAACCGCGCCAAAGCGGCAGAGGTTGCAAACGGTAAACTCATCGCGGCAAACGCGCAGGAGCTGGCCCGGCACTCTGACGAGCTGTCCGACCATGAGCGCCGTATCTCTGCCCTTGAGACTACGACCGACGGGCATACCCAGTCTATCGCAGACCTCAAGGCGAAGGATACCGCCCTTGATGCCGCAATCGCCGCCGTTGACGACAAGGTGGAGCACCTTGAACTCATCGACCCGAAGGAGTACGCAAAAACCATTGCGCGTATCGACGCCAAAGACACGGCACAGGATAACAGAATCCACGCTCTGGAAACTGCCAGCAATACCCACGTCACCAAGACGGCGTTCGTAGCCAGCCAGAAAACGCTGAACGACGCTATCGCTAACCTGAACACGACCAAGGCAAACAAGAGCGACATTCCGGACGTGTCCAAATATGCCACCAAGGAGTATGTTGATAAGCAGGACGCCACTCGCATCCCCCTTAAAACCGGCAACTATGACAACACGGTCTCTTCTATCGCTCTGGGCATTCCTACTCATACCCCCGACGCGCCGGACGGGTGGAACATCTACGGCCTCTTCCCTTATCCTGTCTTTTCTTACAAGGACAGACCGAGCGCCAATGTCGACCTGATTGAAGGCAACCTTCACCTGTACAAAGCCGACGGCACAGAAGTAACCGTGGCGAACTGGGTGACGACCGGAAACATCAACAACGCTTTCGGCGTTATTGCCCGGCTGGGTATCGACTTCACCCCCGATTCTCCTTTCTATGTTGTCGTGTACCGGAACAATGCCGACAAGTACCCGACTGCCAGTGACGAACCGACCACCTGACACAATAACAAAGCCCCCGCTCCGGCGGGGGCTTTTCTTTATCCCAGTCTTTCTATGTCGATGTTCTCAGCGTTCACTCCACCCACTTCATACCGGCGGGGGGTCATGACTATCCACGACGCGGACATGGTGGGCTTTACAAAATCGGTGCGCAGGCGGGGCGGGGCGTCGTGGTAAGTGAGCATCTGCCCGCCCGCGTCTTCAATAATAAGGAAGTCATTCAGATTCTCAATATCATCCTTGAGGGCGGCGACGCCCTCATTCTTGCCAACGCCTGCAATGGTGCTTTCTAGAACACCGTCACAGTTCCGCGCCGCGTAACATTTGGCATGGAGAAAACGGAACTCCTGATAGCCATAATCGGCCTGTGGGTGTTCGTCCTCTGCGACGCCGATATAAACACACTTGCCGTTGTCCTTCTGCACAACGCACTTTCGGGCGATGCACTGCCGCTTGATTTCTTCATTGTACTCATCAACACCCGGGACTTTCTCGCCCTCAAACTTGCAGGAATCCGTATCCCAGTATATGACCCTGTCCCAGCCCACAATCTTTAACAGCCGCCACAGCTTAAGCCGCGTCATACTGGCTGTCCACAGACCCCAGAGGAAAGGGAAGGTGTTCTTCTTCGTCTGGGCTTTGGTCACTTCGTCATCGGTCATGTCATCCAAGTTCTTTTCCCAGCTCAGTTTATCGAACTCGATTGCATCCCCAATTTCTGCCGTGTATTCATCTCGAATTTGCTTCTGTGCCGTTGCACCGTATATGGTATTCACGCAGATTTTACTAAAGGCGTATTCCGGGCTACCCTTCATTGTCTCTTTGATACGGAACTTCTCAAGAATCGTGTGCCGGAAAGACTCAGGCAGATAAGCCAGACGAAAAGCGAACGACTCAGCCGCGACCATTTCAGAATAGTTGTATCCTTCCCGGATTCTCTGCCAGTCATTTGAATCACAGTACAGCAGGAGCGTCCCTTCGGCGTCCAGAACTCGCCCGTTGTCCTCTTCTCCGATGACTTCACTGTTGATACACTTACTCCGGCTTATACAAGGGTTTGGGCAGTCGTCCTTGATACTAAGGCCAGTCACCGCAATTTTACCTACCCAGCCCATACCCGCGTCAATCAGGGCGTTCATGTCCTCTTCAGAGGTATCCTCTGGAAGGTCAAACGGTCTGCCCGTGGGGAACTTCCATAATAACTGCTGGGACGGGTGCGCACTCTTGAAGTCGTAGGAATTGCAATTCTTAAAGGTGTATCCGGCTTTCCATCTTGCCCCGTGTGTGTCGCCGCCTGCCATTGCCTTATATGCAATATAGGTCTGAGTCTTGGAAAGCGTCAAGGCGTTCTTGATTTTGGCAAACCCTTTATCTCTGTTCAGATTTTTGTTGACTTCCTGCTTGACAATGCCGGTGTTTGTGAGTGGTATTGTCGCGGCATTGAATCCGTGTTCCTTCTTCATCCGCTCTATTGCTTCATACAGTCCCAAAACATCGTTGACGCAATAGGCGAACTCTTTATCATCAAGGGGAGTATCGGGAGTGCGGTATACGGTGTAGTCCAAATCACCCTTCAACTTTTCGTGTTTGCATCCTTTTGTGGCTTTCGCAAGAGACTTTTGAAACAGCTTGAGCGAATCCCGGAACTCAATGCCGTTTGAAAACTCGAGAGTGAGGGGCTTTCTGCTCTTGGTGTAAAGCGCCTTGCAGTCACCCCAACGAAGCGTTAAAAGCTGAATCAAATAGGTAAACTCATAGCCCAGATTGTGGACATACAAAACCAGTTTTCTTTTGTCCGTCACGCGCCACTTATCGCAAAGCGTTTTCATCATCTCTGCCCAGTCTTCGAAGTAGCGGGGAACTACGACCACACCACCCACGCACGTCTGAAAGCTGTATGCAAATCCGTCTGCGTCGCCGTTCGTCGTCTCAATATCAAAGGTGCAAGTAGTATCAACATACTCGACGTGTTTTCCCCTCTGGAAAGCAGTGCGCGGCTTGAAGTCCATGTAACTCATGAACTCCCCCGCCGTCTCACACACCATAATATCTTGACTGAATCGCATTATCTCCCCCGCCTGTTCCTCAGCATTTGAAGAATAATTGCACCCTGCATTTTATCTTTTTCTACTTTACCCTGAAACTCTTGTGCAATCTGTTGCAAGTTATCTATCTGGTTACTGGTGATTGCTTGGTATATGACCTCAGAGCCGTACAACTGTTCGTTCTTCTCAGTCATGAACCGGTCGAACAAATCACCCAACTCTTCAGGCGTACCGGTGAAGCCCATCTCCCTTGCACGTTCCACTTTCTTTTCGACCGATTCACGATACCCCGTCACAGTGGAAGTCTTTTTTATCATGAACTCCCGGAGACTAATGAACTGCTTCTCAAGCTCTGCCCGGGTCATCTTGGTTACACCTTCCTTGAAGCGGGGTTTCTCCTGCTCTGTCCGCTTTTGAAGCCACTTATAAGCGGGAGACTTATCAGATAGGCTTTTCTTCTCAAGGGTGCGTATGCGAGTATTTGCCGCTTTTGCGGCTTTCTTCACAATGGCCCTCAGCTCATCTTCGGAGTACATACGCGGGGCTTTATTGCCGGGTGCGTATGTTCCCCAGTCATGAGAACGGAAAGGGCGACCCTTGCCGCCCTGTTTCCGTGGTTTCTTCGGCTCTGTGCTCTTCGCCGCTTTGGCCGTCGTGCTCTTTGCCTTGGGAGCAGAATGGGCGGCTTTGCCGCCCTTCTTGCCACTGCTCTTGCGCTTTCTTGCGCCTGCTTCATCGGCTTTCTTGATAAGCCCTGTGTCAGTCAATGCTTTCTTCATAGAATGACCCCCCACAAATCATTACTTGTTATCCAGATAAGGAAGACCAAAGCCACGAAACCAAACACCCAGCAGAAAACCATCGTAATGATTTCATTGATTTCGCAGAAATGCCGATGCAACTTTGCTATCTTGTCTTCATCCTCTGCTTTGAGGATATAACGATAGCTCTTCCATGTCCTCATGCTCTCACCTCTCTAGGCTCTCAAAGTAGTTCAAGCGGATACCCGCCTTACTATGATGAATAGACGGTGCGCAATGATGTTTCACCAAGCTGTCATACATCCGGGCGACGGTCTGCGCGTCCTTAACGTGCATCACCTTGCCCAGCATTCGCACCCCCACAACGCCGCCCTTGCTGTCTGTCGGGATGTGGCTCACCGCTTTATCGGCGTCAGTCCAAGAGTATTCATATAAGAACAACAGCATTAAAACTCATCCTCTCCATAGTATGCTACAACTTCGTCAAAGTGGGGATTTGGCTCTTGGCTCTCTGGACATCTGTAGACGCCGGTGCATTCATTCACTTCGCTTGTATAGTAACGGTAGCCGCCCCAGATGCACCGGCTGTTCTTGCGTCTCAGCTCTGCCAAAATCCACGCCCAGCAACTGGGCTTGATATATTGAATCACAACTTATCACTCCCTTCGATAGTGATTACTAACGTCTCAAACCGTCCATTCTTCATCCGGCCCGTCTTGAAACTCCGAACATACATATTTTTCACCCGCTCAGGAATCGCATTCGGAACGCCTTGCATCATACCATTGTTTCCGTCAAAGATTGTGACGTTGGTACGGTAATAATCGCAGTTATAGCACTTGCTCATCAATTCGCTGACCTTCATGCCTTAACTCCTTTCTGCTGTTCAACTCTGCTTCTATTTCGTCGTGTACCTCACTGCAATCATAATCTTCATTGAAACAGGGACAACTATCACAGTCCCCGTCACAATGCTTGTAGTGATAACTCGCATACAAAAGTTCCTTTACGCTTGCCGTTTCGAGATTCAAACCTTGCACCCCCTCATAGCTATGTGGGCCTCAACGTCGTACCGCTGACGCACCACTTCTTCGAAGTCCCCAAGCTCCACATTACGTTCCCACACATGAACGACCTTCTCAGCGGGATTGTATGTGTACATCCTACGGGCGGCAACATACCGCCCCCGTGTGCTCAATGCACAGAGCATCTTATCAGTGAACTTAATCATTGCATAACCCCCTTAGAATTTGTTGCTGTAGCTCTTGCCTTTGCAATCAGCTCATAGACTATGTTTGCTGTCCCCTTTCTCTATTATCATTATACAGCTACCGTACACAGTTGTCAACCCTTCATATGTAAACATTTTATGAACACCTTGCATCCCTGTTGGTGTACCACCTTGCATCCCTGTTGGTGTACCACGTTGTATACATCAGGCCCGTGTCGAGAAATGGGGGAAAAAATAGTTAAAAAGTTTTACCTAATACCTATTT